TCTGTATACAAAGCAAGTTTAAATGCGTCTCCACCAGATGATCGAAAATCGTGTTCGCCTTCTAATAGTTCTACTTTGAAACTATTGCAGACTGCTTGTGTAATGGCCATCTTTACTTACCTCCGGGATCTACTGACTTTAGAGGAATACGGAGGACCCCATCTGCGTATTCATCTCTTCGTTTTCTGCCCATTTGTGTCTGTGCTAAATTTTGCACTGCTTGAGCATACTTTTGATCGTATAATTGCACATATGGAGGATTTTTCAAGTAGGAAAAAGCTTCAGATGTTGCTCCATACAATAAAATTTCAGGAGCATTAGTTGACAACCAAGTAGTTGTATTTGTGCTAGACAATCTGTCTGGTGTTTTATTATACCATAATTCTATTTCGTAAGCTGCATCAGGAGTAGGAGCTACAATTAACGTGTTATCATCCCAGTTAGCGTAATATTTAGGTTTACCAGTATCTGATCTATCGACATTGTACTCATCAACAAAAGTGGTGTCTCTCTGATCTAACCAAGTTCTATCTTTGGTAATTTGATCTTTTATCTGAACTCCTCGCTCAAAAGCAAAATCATCTGGCACTGTAACAAAAGGGCTTCCTATTGTAAAACTAGAAAATTGAAACTTTCGAAAAGCATCTATATCTATTTCTCTTTGAATTCTGTTTTCAATATTAACAATAAATGTGTTAACAAGAGAATCAGTTAAAACCTCTGATCCTACCTCAGTATAGTTTCTTACATTAGATACAAGTTCAGAATAATTCATGATGTGCTCACGGTTACATTACCAACTTTCGTAGCAATTAGCAACTTCCTGATTTCTGTTGAAGGTTGCATACCATCGGACTCAAAACTACTATCTCCTGACGACCCAACAAAAACCACTATAGGTTCTTGTCTCGCTGGTCGTGCCCACGGTAAAGCTTGAGCATCAGCATTGTGATGAGATGAGTCTAATTGTGGGTGTTTTACTTCAAAACATTCAGGACAAGTTTTTAGACCGTTCCATTCTTGTTTTAGTTGATGAAATTTATATTCTTGAGCACATCGATCACAAATCGCTAAAGCATGCTTACCTGTTGCAAAGGTAGCCATATTATGATCCGTTTATAAAATAATTTTGAGGAGTTAAATGAAGTGACGCTCTTTGGCCATCTTCAGTTAAAGCTCTTTGTAACTCATCTTCATAATACAGTTTAAGAGTTTGAGTCATTTGTGGATTTTTTTTCTGTGATAAATAGAAAGCCAATCCTGAAACCATGCAAGGTAAGAATCTGAAAGGAGCATCGGGTTGATTAGTATACGATCCGACATCCTGTATTCTACCTATATAATTATAATTAATTTGTGTATTAGTAGTATTTGGTGTTTGATATAAATTAATAGAAACATTAGATAAGTTTCTTTCTACATAATACTGAGTTGGTTGTCCTTGTGAAAATTTATTGGGAATAGCTTGATACTCTGATCTAGATATTTTTGTCATAGTAGTATCGGTTGTTGTTCCACTTGAGACAGTCCTAAAAGTCATTTCTAACACATCGCTCGCATCACTAGGAGCTGTGTAAGTAGTTGTTCCTGCTGTTAAATTATCAGTCTGATTTTCTACTTTCCACAAATGAATACCTCTGTTCATCCACTCTTGAAATAAAATATTTAAACTACGTCTAGCGGACCTAAGATCATAACCTTCTCTAGTTTGAAGACCACATCTTTCATAAGCGTCTTCAATGACATCATCAATATCTAAATTAAAAGTAGTTGTTCCAGAGGTAGCCATTTTACTTCTTCATCATTCCACCGCCACGCTTTTTGGCAACTTGCTTCTTTTTTGCCATACCACCGCCACGCTTTTTCATCATCATGCCACCACCACGCTTTTTGGCCATGCCACCTTTTTTCATTACTTGCTTTTTCTTCATCATGGTAATTACCTCTTTTTATTTAGTTGTTCGTACGTACGTTGCCTTTCAGCTACTACCTCTTCATAGTAGTCTTTAGGCCATTTCTCATAATAGCCTATCTTATGAAGTTTGCAACTTGCATCATACAACTGTTTAAACTTTTGTATGAGCATCATAGAATACTCTAAATCTCCATGAATAACCTTTTCTTCAGTAGGATCTACTAAAAATTCTTGTTCATTTGGGTCTGCTGGATTTTCAGGATGAAATCCCATAAAATAAACATCTCTTCTATTATAGGTTTTATTATAAAAATCTATCTTATCTTGAAATTGTTCAGGGGTGTATTGTTCAAAAAAAGGGTCACAATAAATAATAATATCATGTTGTTTTTTATCCCAAGACTTAATGACATCAGTTAATTGTTTCTCGTATTTAGACTTATCCATACGAACTTCAATTCTAAGTTTATTGTCTCTTCTCCATTTAGCTGCAAAAGGACACGCAGGAAAACCTATGTGTTTATTCATTGGTTCCAAGACTGTCTTAGACCAATTGATTACATCAAGCTTTATTTTTTTTGCTTGTTTTCTTCTTGACAATTGTTTTTACCATAGTGGGTTTACCACCTGGATTTCCAGCTTTTTGTTTTCTACTTACAGCAGATCTTTTTTGACCTTTTGACATAGATCTTGCTTTTGCTGCAGGGACACATTTAGGGTACTTTGCTCTTTTTTCTTTACCACTTCTCCCACACTTAGGATAAGAGCCATCAGATTTTTTATTAGCTATATCTACCCAGTTTTCTCCTACCCAAGCTTTAAGACCTTTTTTAGCCATTATGTTTTTTTAGTAACTTTTCTTTTACTTTCCATGACACCACCACAGCCTTTAGCTACTCCACCTTGACCATAATTAGATACCATCTTTCTTTCTTGAGAAACTTTATTAATCATACCACCATCAGCCTTTTTCTTTGGTTTCTTTTTACCACCTGGAGTTACTTTTCCAGAACAAACAGCACTTGCATACATATTTGCATACGCGCTAGGGTAGACTTTAAATTTACGCTTTGCGGCGGCTTTGCCTTTTGCACACAGTTTACCCATTAATGATGTCCTTTTTTACTTCACATATACAATCATAATCTTCATTGCATTTACACATTATTTTACTCTACCACCTTTTTTCATATAGCCCATTTTATTTCTTACTTTTGTTGGTAATTTTTTTAGACCTTTATTTTTAGGTGAAACTGGTTTTAGTTTTTTCTTCATTTTCTTATCTCCTGTGGATACTTCCTTTTGCATTTGTGCTCGTGATATGACCATTAATACTCATTATAGTTCTTTATTAAAAACTCTTCCATCCAAGCCATCTTTTCATCAATTGCTTGAATTTGTACTTTTATAACAGCAAGATCCTGTTGCATTTCTGCAACACTATCTGCTTTAACTTCTACCGCATTTAAACGTTCTGACCACATACCCCATGTCATGGCTAAAGTGCCAAATAGCACTAGATAGGGTAATACTGTTTTAATTTCTAGTTTCATTTTGTTTTAGCACTCATATTACTTAAAGGGTTATTTAAAGCCTTATTGATTTGTAAGTCAAGGCTTTCTTCAATGAGTTTTAACTCATCAAATATCTCTCTTGTATCAGCTTTTTGTCTGTCCTCTATGTCATTTACAATTTCGGTGATGTGACGGATGTCATTACTAGCGTTGCGTAAATCCACCTTCATATCTCCTTTAAGGTCACGTGCTACAGAAGCTACTAGATTAATTTCGTCTAATATCATATCTAATTCTGATTTTAAAACTGCTATTTCTTCATCATATTTAGATAGATCGGGAGCTGTATATTCTTCTATCTTGGCTTTCATATCCAGATAATCATCATAGAACTTATATACTGTCCAACCACCACCGATGATTGCACCTAATAAGGATAAGATAATAAAGAATTTTCCTCCAGAAAACTTAATTCCCTGATACTCAATACTGGCCATTTATCATCTCCTGAATTGTATTTTCCTGTGCCATGTCAAAAAAGATACCATACTGATCTTCTAATGTCTTGTTTAAATACTCACCTACATCAACTTCTGTGAAGCTCTGAGTAGGTGAAAAAAATGTTTTTGTATCACTTAATATTTGCATTACGAGTAATGTTTTTGTTTGAGCAGTGTCGTCATAACGTTCTTTGTCATCAATATCCTTGACTATTTTTGTAGCTGTTTTTTCTTTTGCTGAAGGTTCATTTGCAGTTTTTTCTTCTGGTTCTTCAACACTAGCTACTTCTATTGTCTCTTCTAGCTCTGCCATTTGTATCTCAACTGTTTCGTAAGTAACTTCTTCTTGTTGAGGCTCTATAGGTTCGAATTTAATATCTCCTGCATCATCAACAACGACATCATTAAATTCAATTACCTCTGTCGCAAATTCTATCTCTACAGGATCAAAAATATTAAGATAAACTATTTCTTCTACAGTTGTAATTTGTTGCTCAATAATTGTATTGATTACATTGTAAAATACATTGACAGATACATCATCAAATAAAGGACCGACAGCAAGATTAATATCTCTGCCCCCTATTTCTATTGTTAAACTTTTTAGAACGCCACTGAAATTGAAAGAGCCATCGTATGATTGATAGCCTGTTGATACGCCAGATTCAGACAAAATATCAGTTCCTGAAAAGACTGTAGTCCCTCCATTAGTTCCTGTAATGTGCATGTAGATTCGATCTTGATCATCTTGTTTATCAACCTCTATAGAGTATTTAACTTCACCACCGTTATCTATACTTAAAGAAGATATGTCAACAGTGTTGATAAAAGTTGTACCCATACCTGATACACCCATCGTAGATGTTGAATTACCCCCTCCTGTAATTTGAGCACACTTATCTGCACCTAAACCATAACAAGAATTACCTGTAGGAATACTTGCAGGTCCTTGACCCGACCAGTCATAATCCATATCACCTTCTTTGTTTATAGCTACATATCCATTAGAACCATCAAGAATGTCTCCTGAGTCTTCATTCGTAATAGTAGTAGTGGTTGTTGTTTTGGTAGTGGTTTCAGTAAAGATTATTTCTGTACCTTTGTCTTCTTCTGTTTTAACAACAACAGATTCTTCTGTAATTAATACCTCTGGAGTGCAAAGACCTTCAGTGTTAGGTAAACACGTAGCAGCTTTAGAGGATAAGGAATAAAGTGAGAGCCATAAGACCAAAATTCTTAAGAGCATCAAAGTCTCCTTGTTGTGTTTCATCTTTTACAACTATGGTGTAATCATCTCTAAATTTAGATCCTACAGGAATTTTACTAGGATTTTCTTTCCAGTAATTAGCAGCCTCCGTACCGATAAGTCCTTCAGCAGGACACGGGGTCCCTGCATCGAGCATGCTATCCCAGACACGAGGATCTTGACATAATAATGCCACTGCCGCAACTTTCATGCCATATTGGTACATAGCACGACTAGCACGAAGAGTCTCACAAAATTCGTCTGTAACGACATAGCCTGAAGCTAATCCTAAAACATTATTTTGTACGCTAGCTCCAATTCCAAGTTTGCATATATCACTATTATTATTCATGATAGTTGGAGCATTTGCTGTAGGGGGTGTTGAATTGGTTACGACCGTGCTCGACACGGTGTTCGTCTCAGCTTTTACATCAGTTATTGTAGCTGTTAGTGTGAAGAAAAAGAGAAGTGTTATAAGTAGTTTCATCTAGCATCTCCATCTTTTTCTTGCTTGTCGTAATCTTGAATTCGGATCTTTAGCTGCTTTGGGAAATTGTTTCATTTGACCAGCAGATCTAGCACAGTAAGATTTTCTACGTTTCGCAGCTTTACTACCTTTCTTTACTTTACCTGTGACTGCTGTTTTTAATTTAGAACCGGGGTTCTCCGCTCTATAGCGTTTCACTCCAGCCTTAGTCATTCCCGCTCCAGATTTAGTGGAGCGGAAATA